ATCAAAATTTTCAGCCGTTTCCGCATCAATCAGCAAATCGGTTTTCAAAGAATTGATGTTCTTCAGGGTCAGGCTTCCACAATCGTCATAGAGAATGAACAGTGTCTTGGTTTGCCGTAAAGTTTCATCAAGGGCATCCTGGATCATGTCGAACAGGGTTTGGTTTTCTTCCACAATGGTTTCAAACGTGTATCCCGTGTCTTCCACAGTTCCAAGATTCAACTGAAAATCCGTGGCAATCCGCTTCAATAGGTCGGAAGCCTTCAGCCCTTCTTCCGTAATTGTGTCCTTGTTTTTCAGGTAGCGCATTTGGTCATAGGCCACAACATCAATGGTTCCATCCTTGTCACGGCTTTTTGTGAAGACGAAGCCATAGAACATGGGGGTTCCTTCAACCGTCAGCTTTACCGGGTCACCTTCCTGGAAGTTCAAAGTTTCATCCTTCACAACGGTAAAGGCCAGCTTGCCAGGGGTTCTTTTCCGTTCCAAGGTCAGCTTCACGCCCTCCACCACAGCGGGGTATTGGATTGTTCCATTGTGCTCAATCAGCAGTTCAACCGCCAAGCGGATCACCCCTTTCAGGAAGGCAAGGTAAGAACTTGGCCGGGATAAATCAGATTTGGGTTGCTGATCTTGTCTTGGTTCAGTTCATAGATTTCATTGTATCTGGAACCGTCCCCCAAATACTTTTTGGCAATATTCCAAAGGCAGTCGCCGGATTTCACAGTATAAGAGGATTCATTTGGCGCATTTGATGTTTCCCGTGTGGGATTCTGCACCGTGGCGGTGGCCGTTTCGGAAGAACTTGCGGCGGGGGTAATGGTTACGGTCTTTGTTCCGAAGGCTCGGTATTGGCGAAGTTTAATAGAAACACCAATATCAAGCCCTTCTTTCGCATCATCCGTGATTTGGTAATCTTCCATTCCCACGGTCAGATTGGAGTAGAACAAAGCCGCCCCGGTAGGGCGGCTTCTGTTCAGTATCCATTGAAACGGCTCTTTATTCTTTTTCAGCCGCTCAAAAAGGCTTAAATAGTAATCGGCGCTTTGGGCCTCCCCATTGGTGAAGGGGTAGGAAACTTGGGGAAGAACCAAATCGAAGGAAACATCTGTCAAGGTAGCTTCCTTCAGAATATTGATTTCCTCCCCGGAAACCAGGGTCAGGGTCTTGTTCTGATTGTTGATCTTGACCTTGACTTTAGAAGGGGTAATCGGCATCAAAACCCCATCTAGGTACATTTTATAGGCCATTTCTTACACCCCTTCCCCGGAAACATCCAGCCTTTCCGCAAAGTCAGCGGCCCAAGCATCCATGATCCCATCCAAGTCAGTATCTTTGGAAATGTGATTTTCGTTGTGCTGTTCAACGGTGATTTGGGCGGTAGTATAGCGGTTGATTGCTTCCCGTTCGGCAATATCCCGCAAATACTTCAAATCTTCCTCTGTATAACTTAGAGCATCAGCGGTAGCGGCGGTATTTGCGGCGGTGTCCCCGGTATTGCCATAAATACCATCTAATTCATTTCCAAGGTTGGACACATCCAGGGTGTTCAGCCCCAAATCATCCAGGGTAGGAGATTTGAACAGCCCGGAAATGGAATCATCCACACTTTCACCGAAACTGTATCCAGCGGAAGCGGCATCGGAATAGTCGATAAAATCCATTTTCTGGACATATTCCACCCAACCCGATTCATCCTTTACCTTCTGTTGGGCTTCCTCCAAACCGGAATAGAAGCTGTCAAGGCCGCTGGTAATATCTACGGTTACACCGGGGATTTTGTTCAGCAAGGTTTCAATAGCGTTGGCAAGGTTTTTGATATAGCCTATTACCGTCAGGCACATATCATAAAACAACACTTCTACGGCGGCAACGGGATTGTCGAACACGTTCCCGAAGAAGTTTGCCAAACTTGCAAAGCCATTCCATACCGGTACAACGAAGGTGTTCAGGATATGCGCCCCAAGCACCGAAAAGGCCCCGGCAATAATGCCCGTGGCAGAAACGCTGGTTCCAGCAAATTTGTTCACAGCGGCTACCGCCGCATAGAAGGCCGCTACAAGGGCGATTATCAGAATGACGATCCACATTACAGGGCAAGCATACAAGGCCGCATTTAGGCCATTTTGGGCCGCAATAGCCTTTGCTGTCTCTCCGGTCAGGGTTCCGGTTGCCGCCGCCTGGATCATCTGTCCAGCCGCCGTTGCAATATGAATCCCCTTAGAGATCAGCCCCACAGCATTTGCCGCAGCTTGTGCACCGTAGTACACGCCCAAAGCACCCGCCACGCCCAACACGATTGGCCCGATCCAACTCCAATTATCCACAAACACGCTGGAAACATCCAGCGCAAAACCGGCAATCAGGCTTAGAATACTGATTAAGTCCGAAAGGCCGCTGGTAAACCAGGTCAAGACCTTTTCGATTTCAGGCGCTCTTTGGGTGAAAGCGTCATAAAATTTCAAAACAGCGGGGTACAGTTGATTTCCTAAAGTTTCCCGCAAATCCCCAAGGGTGTTGTTGAACTGGATAATCTTACCTTCCGGGGTGTTGCTCATATTGTCATATAGCCCATCCCACGCTTCAGCGATTACGGAATTGATTGCCGCCGCCGCTTGCATATCAGAAGAACAATCCAGGTATTCAGCGCCCAAGGCTTCTACAATTTGCGCTTCCGTGGCGGTTCCTTCAATAATGGCCTTTTGTGCGTCTGAAAATTCAAAGCCTTTTTTGGTCATAGCGTCATAGGAACCGGACATAATCTTGCCAATGCCCGTAGCGTAGTCCACCATAGCGGTAGAATCCAATTCCCCGCCGCCTGACATACCCATAGCATAATTTGAAAGGGTATCCATCATAGAAAGAATCGCTTCTGTATCGGAAAAATAGGTTGCCAGTTCAGCGGCCCCGGCAATCATGGTTTCATCACCGTAAATGCCCCGGCCTTGGATTTCAGACGCTTTAGCGGTGATAGCGTCAAAGGCGTTCATGGTTTGGGTGGTGTCAGCCTGAAGATCAATCGTGACCTGATCCCCTGATACCGTTCCCACAAAATCCTCATAGGCCGTGGTTGCCCCGCTGGTATCCAGGGACAAAGTATTTTTGATCGTATTTTCATCTAGCCCGTCAGTATTCAGGGCTAGAGTATTTTCAAACGTATTTCCTTCCAGCCCGTTTGTATCCAGGGCTGTTTTTACGCCAATTTCCACCGTGGCCCCGTCAAGCTGGTTTACAGCGTCAACGCAGTCTTGAAGGGAAGCGGCGGCATCGTCAGCGGTTGTAGTTACAGGGACTTCCACATCTTGTGCGCCCATGTTTGCCAAAACCAATTTCAACTGATTTTCGGCGTTTCGTTGGGTATCCGCAAGGGCAAGATTCTCTTTGCCCCAATTCAAGGCAGACTTCACACCGGCAAGGCTCATAGCCGTTGCCAGTACGCTTTTCAGCTTACTTCCTAGCCCATCGGCGGCGCTGGTTCCATCCCGAATAGTGTCGTTAAATTCTTCTTCAGCACGTTTGGCATCCTGAATGTTGTTTTCGATGTTGTCCCAAGTGGTTTCAGCTTTTGCCAGTTCATCACGGGCCTGTTGAATAGCGGACACATCCACCACATTTTCTGAAGCACTTTGAACGGCTTCAAAGCTGTTCAGCACAATGTTCAAGGCATTGTGAATATTTTTTAGTGGGCCGCTCATTCCATCGTAGATAGATAAGGCCCCTTTGACAGTAGCCATATAGATTCACCACCTTGTTTCAAAGGCCGAAGGGCCAGGGGAATTAGCGTGATCTTCTCCCCCGGCCCCGGCGTGATTTGCGTTCAGCTTCTTTGGCTTTCTTCTTTTCGTGCTCGACACGCTCATCAATAGCGGCAATCACGAAGGCCCTTTCCCGGCGATCCAGGGCAAAAAATTCATGGGGCCATTTATGCAATTCGTGAAGGCAATAGTAACAGACGTTAGCTTCACCATCACCTTCACGAATTAGTTTTTTGCTTCTTCAATTTCTTCCTCAATGGGGGTGGAAAAACCACACACTTCCTGGACTTTCTCCACATAGCTTGCATACTCACCAGGGGTCAGCATTGCCTTCAGCAAGGCTTCAGCGCCCATGACCTTGTAACTGTCCTGAAGTTCCTTGGCGTTCAGGTTAGGAAACACGGTGCAAGCCACAGCCAGTTTCCCAAGGTACATATCATAATCAGTTTCCTTCTGATACTGATTCTTCTTGCCGGGAATGGGAACCCGCTTGGCGCAAGATTTGCGCAAGGCTTCATCCTCTGTCCCGGTGATCGTCTTGATCTCCCATTCAATGGGCTTCTGTTCATCGTTCAGGAACCGGTTGGAAACGGCAAACTTCACATTCTCCACCGGCAAAGCATTCTCGGAAAGAAATGCGGAAAGGCTCATAGTAAAATCCTCCTATTTTTTGAAATGAAACCCCCGGCCCGTTTGGTGGCCGGGGGTCGCTGGTTTAGGTCATGCCCTCCAAATTCGCAAATTCTTCAGGCATATCGAAGTCTTCAAAGGTGAAGTCCATGTCTTCATCCAGGTAATCAGCATCAGCGTCAAACTTGGTCAGAAGACCGCCGTCAATGTTACAGTCGATCAGAATAAACGTCTGCCTTCCAACGGTGGAAGTAGGGTCTTCATTGGTGACCTGAAAGTCAAAGTAG